AAGGCCGGGTACTGGCCGTCGTCCTCGAGTGTGCCCGGGGCCGAACCAACGGGCTTGCTGGTGGATGAGCAGGGGTTCGCGTGGGATCTGACGAACACGGACGTGAACGTGAATGTGCAGGAGCCACCGGAGACGAACCTGTTGTATCCGGAGCGAGCGGACATTTACATCATGATTTATTGCGATGCCCAGCAGTATCAGGACGTGTACTTCCTGGGCCGTATCTATCGGCGTGAGCCGGGGACAGCGTAGGAGGCTGGGATGAGCACGTATGTGACGGACGCGTTGGCGACGGCCTGGCTGTCGCTACTGCTGGATACGCCGGCGTATGCGTCGCTGCATTTTGAGGTGCCGGGTACGGATAACCCGGTGGCGAGCGAGGTGAACGGGGCGTCGTACGCGCGGGTGCCGGTGGTGTGGTCGCAGGTGGGGTCACGGACGCTGGTGAACCGCGACCCGCTGGAGTGGCTGAACCTGGAGCAGACGGCGATTAGTGCCTTGGGGCTGTTCACGGGTCCGTTCACGGGTGGGCTGTTGCTGTTCACGACGTTGGCGTCTCCGGTGCCGGTGCCGTCTCGGGGGTCGTATCGAGTGGCGGCCGAGGAGCTGGTGGTGGCGTTCTGATGGACTTTGAGCAGCTGTTGGACGATATGGATTTCATCAGTGACTAACCACCCCAAATCGGACATAGCGTTTTACGGCGTTCTGAGCCATTCTGAGGCCCATACGCAAAAAAGAGCCCCAGGGGGCTGCCCCCAGCCGCAAACGCGGCCAGGGACAGCCCCAGGGCTCATCTAGGCGGGTGTGTCCTCGAGCACCGTCATGTCGGTGATGCTCACCCCGGTGGAATGCCGGGCAAGGGCTGGGTTGCCTCCAGGGCGCGGAGCCGGGGCTTCCCTGACACCTGCCAGGGGGCCACGGCCGGCGCCGCCGGAGAACATGGGGGACAGCCACACGGCAAGATCCCTGACGCCGTCTACGACACGCACGATCCTGTTCAGCAGGCCTGCTGCGTTACTGAACCGGTCGAGAGCGGCAACTGCCCCTGGACCAGCGGAGCGGGCCCAGGACGTTGCGAGAACGGCGAGCGTTGATACCACAAGGAGGAGAACCATCTAGGTCCTTTCTTTTGGTGAGCTTCGTAGCAGGCGTTCCAGCCCCGGTAGTAGGACTCCAGGGCGTAGCGCCAGGTGTCTACGAAGATGTCGGAATAGGTAGCGATGGAGTTGAGACAGTTCGATGTTTGTTCGACGACATTTACAAGTTTCCACTCGTATTCGTTGAGTCCGCAGTCGCATTTGGCGTGATCCATGTCGCCGTAATCGCAATTGCTGAGGCAGTCATCGCCGATGGGCTGATCGAACTTCTTCCCACAGGCGTGCTCGAACTCATACGCGGCACAGATGTTACGTCCCGACGCATGTCTGCATGAGCACGAGTTGTCCCAGTGCGCTTCCTCGGATCCGGTGTTGCAGCAGTACCACGTTGCGGCTTCGTCATACGTGTCTTTCATGGCGTCGTGGTTCCATGTTTCCGCCGCCTCATCAATCCATACGTGAGCGTACTGAGGATCTATGGGAGTGACCGCCCACACTGGTGCATACCAGGCGTGAGCGTTCCAGTTCATCTCGTTGCGTGGGACAAGGTTGATGATGTGTGAACGGGACTCCCACATATCCATGTCTTCTCCGTAACTGGGTGTGCGGTCGTAGCACCACCAGTCGTGGATTTCGACAAACAGTCCGTGGCTGGTGGTTTTCCAGTGCACGAACGACGGTACGAGTTCGTCGTTGTTGACGTTCGGGATGTTGCCACCCATGTCGACGTAGTTGAGTTCGGCAAGGGTGAGCGGTGTGCTGATCCACGGGATGATGCCGTAGCCCTGAGCTGCAGTGTCGTTGAGCATCCACAGCCAGGTTCCGTCGTCGAACGGATGGATCCACGGGTACAGGCGACGGACGGGATCGTCAGGATCCACGTCCGCCGCCTGGCCCTCGGTCACTTGCGGTTGTGGTGGTGCTTCTTGCCGGGCTTGGCCTGGCGCACCACGGCCTCGGCAACAGCAGCGGCCTCGAGGTCCTGGCGGGCCTCGCGCATGAGCTGGTCGACCTCAGCAGTGACGACGGTCTCGTCCACGACCACCGCGTCATCCTGAACGGCGGGGGAAAGGTCAGCGTCGAGAATGTCGCTCACCTCGTCCTTGTGGAAGATCATCGCGGCGATGCCGCCGGCGAGGACCAGAACACCGATGCTGATCGCGACGACACCGGTTGAGGTGAGGATGGCGGGCAGTAGCGGGAGCCCGGCGAGCATCGGGGTGCCGAGGACGAATCCGGACACGGTGGTGGGGATGAGGCCGGCGCTTGCAGCGGCGATGGAGACGCCCTCAGCGGCGACGAGGCCGGTGATGACTGTGGCGCCGGTGGTGACGGTGCGGACAGCGGTCTTGTGTCCGAGGATGGCGAACGCCGCCTCAATGCCCTTGTTGATGAGTTCAAAAGCCACGCCAAGTCCAGTGACAACCGCGGCCCCGACCGTGTCAACGATGGTCATGTTGATACGGCCTCGCGTGATTTTGCTGATGAGCTGCTCAACGTAGTTGAGCGGCAGGGCTATGGCCGCAACTCCCCAGAACAAGGTGACGCCGACGGCGTTGACACCGAACTTCAGGGTCTTGCGTGCGGTTTCGCGGACCCACTCGTAGCTGCGGGTTGTGGAGAACGGAGCGGCGATAGCGGTGGACTTCACCACGGTCGGCACGACGCTGAGGGCGTTGCCGATCATTTTCAGGGCAGCCTTCCAACCGCCAGCTGCAGCGGCCAGGAGCTTCTTCGCCAGGGCCATAGGCTTGGCGAGGGTGGATGCGGCCGCGGACCGGATGGCCTTGGCCTGGGTGAGTGTGTAGGTGGCACCGTCGATTCGCGGTGCCGCTGTTGCTGTTGACATTCCGTTCTCCTTAGTGAACGTGTTGTTTGTTGTGTGATGGGGCGTCGAGCCCACATATCCCCGGCGGGGCTTGCATAAAGAGCGGTAGAGCAAACTGGCAGGTCTCGACGCCCCCCACCCACCACATGCAAAAGCCCCCAGAGGGAATCAACGAAAACTCTGAGGGTTTGATGTGGTGGGCAGGCAACGCGGAGGCACTACGCGTTACACCTAGCCGGATTGGCGACGGCTAGGAGTTGATGAGGCTTGCCGGTGAGTCCGGGACCTTGGGGTGGTCGTCAAGCCAGTGCTGGATGATTTTTGCGGCGCCTACGAGTAGGGCGACGATGAACAGGAACTGCATGGTGGTGCCTTTCTGTTGGGGGTTACACGGCGACGGGAGTGTCGGATCGTGTGTGGCACTCGCACTCACACGGGTGAGTCAGTTCGTACTCGGCGAGTACCAGGTGGTCACCGTCCACTTTGGGGGGTGTAGTGACGACGACCGAGATCTTGTGCGGACACCGATCGTGTTCTGAGATGCAGCAGAAGCCGCTACGGAAGGCGCTCATGAAGATTCCCGGTGCTTCCACTTACGGTTGACCGGGTCAAACACCCAATCGCCTAAGTAGACGGGGTGACGCACACCGCGAAGCCACGCGTCAGGGTGTTGGCTGCGGTAGGACGGATGCCGGAGCTTGTCCAGCTCGCGTTGCAGTCTGCGCTCTGCGAAGTGGTCGTAGATGCGCAGGCCGATGTAGCAGACGTTGAGCACGATGCTGAATGCCAGGAGCATGACGAGGTACTCGTAGCCCGTCATGACTGGTCCTTGAACAGGAACATGCTGTCGAAGGCGTCTGCGGTGCGCGGATCGCACGTGACGTGCCGCCACCGGTACTGGCCCTTCTGATCGAGGTAAAGCGTGTCTTCTTTATCGGGGATGAGGGTGTTGCAGATGGTGCAGAGGGCAGGTTCGGCCCACTGCTCGGCTTTGACGTCTACATCGACGTCGATGGTGATCGTGAACTTCACGGTGCCTCCAAATAGGAAAAGCCCCACACCCGAAGGTGTAGGGCTGATTTGCGTGTTGTTGGTTGTGAGCTTCAGGGAGTGTGAGGCGGTGCCTCGCGTGAGGCTTCCTCGTAGAACCGCCTATTTGCTAGGCAGACTGCTCCCGTCGGAACATCACTATTATGACACATTCTGGGACACCGTGCAACATCATGATTTGGGAAGTTGCTCCAAAATGCGATGCCACGGCACATGATTGTCGTTCAGGCTCTGCACCTCGCACAGAAATATGACCGCGGCATCGTCAATCGGCAGATGAACGCGATCTGCCAGCTCGACGAGCCCCATGCTGTTGTACTGGTGAGCGATCTCGGACATCAACGAGTCATCGACACCGATGTGCACCAGGATCTGCCCCACAAGACAGGCCGGCTTGATACCAGAAACCGTATCGCCCTCACGTTCAATGCTGTAGTACGTATTCTCCAGGAACGTCTCTGCCGTGAAGTCCTCCGGAACGGCCTCGATCGCCTTCTCGACGCAGGTACGCACGTACTCGAGGTCATACAGGAGCGTGTTCTTGCAATCGGTCATACAGTCCTACCTTTCTTCGGTGGTGTGGTCTTGCACGGGTAGAGCGATAGGCCCGTGCGGAAGGGGGCCATGATCCAGTTCTCCCACTGCCACGAGCTCCACATTTGATAGTGGGAGGTGTCGAGTTGGCCGTCAGCGGTTAGCCCCCAGGGCCGCCAATAGGTGCCCTTCTTCGACAGGATCCGGTACACAATTCGTGACTGTTGAGCGGGATCGCTCATGTTGGCTTCGGTCCACCAGCGCTGCCCGCCCCAGGCACCGCGGTTGATTTGCCACACTCCCCAGTCCCCGCCATTGAACTGCGGGTGGCCGGGGATGAGGTTCTGGTGCCTGGATTCTCGGTAGGTGATGGCCCAGGCTTGCTTGTGTGTGTAGCCGGTGAATCCGGCCTCGAACAGGATCGTCGCGGCCTTGTCCTTGCACTTCCAGGTTTTCTTCGGTTGGGACTGGTGTGAGTCGCGCACGATGTAGACGGCCGGTGCGGCGGCGTGTGTCACGGGTATCGGAGCTGGTGCCGTGACCTCGGTGCTGCGTTCGCCGGGGCATTGCCCGCCGAGGCAGGCGTCTCCGAGTGCGATTCCGCCGAAGATGGCGAGGATGCCGAGTGTGGCGATGATGATGGCGTTGACGAGTCTGTCGTTCATGTTGTGTACCTCCGAGTGAATGCGTCGAGGCCCCTGCTGATCCCGGGGGAGAGGTCAGGCAGGGGCCTCGATGCACCATTATGACACATTCTGCATCATTTCGGAAGGTTCAAACGTGGCACGCGACGGATGCGGCCGTCGATGTCACCATTTTGGGTGAAGGTTCTGGTCTCCTTCTCCTAGCCGTCAGGTGAGGGCGTGCTGGCCCTCCCTGCCGGCTACGGAGCCTCCGTGGAGCCGCTTCTGACGTAGATCTGGCCCCAATCGAAAGCGTCCTCAGCGAGGCGCATCTCGACTTCTTCGATGGCTTTGGCTGAACTGTCGGCTTCGACGATGACGGTGACTTCCCTAGCCACGACAGAGAAGTAGGTCATAGCTTGCCCACTATGGCGACGGCCTTGTCCTTGCGCTTGTCCCCGTCAAGGAGAACGCGCCGGATTTCGGTGTCGAGGCTGTGGGACCGGGAGTAGTGGTCGCACATCTCGATTGCGGTCTGCAACAGTCCCCACTTAGTGCCGCGGATCCCGTCGGTGGTGACGGACTCGCTGTAGATGGTGCGGAATGTGTCCCGGTCAGCGTTGCGCCGGTCGAGCTGCAGAGTGCTCATGTCAGTGGACAACGGCAGCCACTTGTCGATGAACCGGTTGAGATCGGCGACGGAGACGTTGGCGGCTGCTAGGTCCTTGGCCATGAGGATCCATTCCTCGCTCGTGCGCAGGGCGGCCTGGACGGCCTCACGGGCCTCATTCACTCGATCAGCCCAAGTGGAGGTGTGGCGAATGGTCCAGGCGAATCCGTGCCTGTCCATGTTTCGGTCGGCCGCGGCCTGGGTGTTGGCACACACGACACGAACGTCAGTAGCACCAATCTTGACCCCGCCGACGTCGTGGGATGTCCAGGCGGCGACGTACCGGACGAACGGGCTGGGATCACCAGGGATCTCAATAGGGTCATCGAGGTACATGGTGCAAGCCACGATGCGGCCACCCTTGAGTGAGATCAGCGTCTCGTACTTGAGCTGCCTGCCAAGGTCGGAGCCCATGACGTACTCAATGAGGCCACCGAACTCCGTGTTAGAGATGGAAACGCGGGAGTCTTTGCTGACGGTGAGGACTTCGCCGGTGTCGTTGCGTCGCACTTGGTAGAACCCGGGGATCTGGGTCCACTCTTCACCGGCGCGATTAAAGACAGGGGCGGTTTCAATGTCCCATTTCAGGCCGGCCGCGTCGGCGGCTTCGGTCCAGGTGCCGGGCCAATGGTCGAGAACGTTACCCATTTTGTGCCAGGCGGGTGTGTGGGCGAACATGCCGTGATCAAAGGACGCGGGCATCGTCTTTCTCCTTATCTGTGGTGTAGGTGATGTTGTCGTTCAGGTACTGCTCGAGGTCTTCCCACGTCGGGATGTACACCTTGTACATCTCGGAGCGGGTCTTGAGGGCGGTGAAGGATCCGCGGGCGTTGGGGTACATGCCTGCGTCGTCGGGGTCGTGGTAGTTGGTGATGTACATGGCGTTGTCGGCGTGCGTGTAGGAGTCGAAGGTGACTCCACCGAGCTCGCGGATACGGGCACCAATTACTTTGGAGACCCAGACGGCCTCCACGGCTTGAGCCCACATCGTGGACTGGCCGACGCTAAATTTGCTGTGTTGAGTGAGTGCGTAGATTCCTTCGGGCATGGCAAAGCCACCCCTTCCATGGTGTGTTGGGGTTATCGGTGTGTGGTGCTGCTAGGCGGGGTCAGGCGCGGGTTCCGCCCGACCGAGGGCAATGTCCTTGAGGAGATCCTCACGAGCCACACCGATGCTGTCGGCCCAGCACGACAACGCTGTCGCGCACAAGAGCGATAGCTCCACGGCGATGGTGCGCAGGTGCGTGTACTCCTGCTTAAGGGCACTATCGCTCGGGAGAGCGGTGTGATACTGCTCGCCCGGCATCGCGGCCGGCATGAGATGCGGTGAAGCGGTCATCCAGGCCGTAATCATGGCCATGGAATCACCCGTTGGTGTTCGCGTTTCCATGAAGCCCCCCCCGAGGCGTTGTGCTAGATGGGCAAGATCAGGATGCTGCTGTCAGTGCGTGGACATTCACATTCGGTGCGGTCCACAGTGATGGCTGCAGTGATGAGTGACTGCACATCATTGGCGCTGAAGATAGGGATACTCCCGACGGCCTCGTGCAGGGGCGTTTCTTGTGGGTCCATGAGGGCCGTGGTGAGGAACGTTGAGATGCAGCCAGCGCACAGGAACTGACGCTCTCCGGTGCACTCAGGATATTCGGGCGTGCGATCAATAAGGTCACGGATTGCGACAACCAGCTCCCGAGCGCTCATGCGGGCTCCGCGCTGGCGCGGTTGCCGGCCAGGAACGCGGCAAGGTCGTCAAGGCGGACGCGAGTCTTGGTGCGCTTGGAGTCCGGTGGAGCGATATCGACAGCGGGCAGGGCGCCGGAGTTGATGAGGCGGTAGACGTGGGGCTTGGAGCACTCAAGGCGCTCGGCGACTTCGCGGATGGAGAGGACGGTGACGCCAGTGAGGGCGGTTTCTGTGGTCGAGGTCATAGTCAGCATTGAAGGACATTCTGAGCCATTGTGCAACCCCCTGTTCGGCGTGTCGCCCTCTTGAATCGTACAGACGTACGAATCTCGAATGGGACATTTCAAAAATGCCCGTGTGTTTGCTAGTTTGTAGTAGCAGTGTGTGTCAGTATGAGTCAGACAGCCAATAATGTTGAGGAATGATCACAATAAGGAGCATTCTGTGAACGTCAATGAGAACGTCGAAAATGGCGGGAAAGACCTAACACTTGTGAAGGTCGAAGCCATACGATTGTCAGATGCTCTGGTCCGCCGGCGCATCGAACTCGGATATCGCTCCGCACGGGCCTTGGCCGCGGCTATCGGCATGGACGCGCGAACCATCACCGCGCTAGAAGCCGCAAGACGCACCCAGGTTTCACGGAACACATTGGCGGCTTTGGAAATTGCCCTGCAGTGGGAGCCTGGCCACATCCGCAACCTTCTCGACGCTAGCTACGGTAGCCGCACTTTCGTTCACGAGCAGAGGGTGTATCTCACTTCTGTTGAAGCCAGTGAAGACGAAATCCGAGTTGCCAGGGCAGTAGCTCAAGCTGCATTTGAGTCCACGCTTGCTTCTCTGCGCGCAACAGGAACCGGCCAGTAGTCTGCCCGTGTGAGGGCAAAGGGCGAGGGGACCTACTGGCAACGCCCCAACGGCACATGGCGTTACCGGATCCTGGTCGACAAACGACGCATCGATGGAACCGGACCTACCCGTAAAGACGCAAAGGCAAACGCCCTGTCAAAACTTAGGCGACAGGGAACCCGGGCTAAACCCGGAACGGTCACTGACCTGTACGAGAAATGGGCCGCCGCTGGCCCTCAGGCCGCAGGCATTCGTCCAACGACTTTCGACCAGTACGTCAGCCTGCTGCGCGTGTGGGTACTTCCCACAGTGGGTAATACCCACGTACGGAACCTGACGAAATCTGACGTAGCAACGTGCGCAGCAACCTGGACGGGTTCGGCAAGCAGCAAACGCTCTATTTACGCAGCGTTCGTCAAGCTGATCGACTATGCATTGTCCCTCGACATCCTCGGCACGAACATCGTTCGTGAGGTGCCGCGGCCGGTCGCTCCCACACCAACCCACCGCGATGTACCGGATGATGCGTTTGTACGGCTCATTGCCGTAAGCGAAGGCCACCGGTGGCAAATTGCCGTGTGGCTAGCGTTCGCCGCCGGGCTACGCCGTGGTGAGATTCTCGGGCTGCAATGGTCGGACATCGACGAAGACACCCTCACCATTGGTCAGCGGGGAAACATCACCCGCTCTAGCCGGGGGCTCACGCAAGGCCCCCCTAAGACTCGTGCAGGCATACGTCGCATACATGTCTCAGGCGCACTCGCCGAAGCTCTGGCTCAGCACCGTGTCGCCCAGGCGCAGATGCAGTTGTCGGCCCCGATATGGACCGACTCTGACTTCGTTCTCACAACGCACCTGGGTGGCCCCGTGGAGCCAAGAGCGCTGTCGCGTGCGTGGCGTGGCTGGGCCCGTGAAGCACGTCTGCCCGACAAGGGCATACACGTGGGTCGGCACTACGCCAGCACACACATGCTTGCCAGCGGCGAAGCGTCCGTGGCAGACGTAGCAGCCACGATGGGACATGATCCTGCGGTTCTTCTTCATACCTACGCGGCAGCTGTCGCTTCGAGTCAGCGCCGGGCAACGGATGCTCTTGGTGAGACTTTAACTCGGCAGGCTGGGGTCACATTTGGGGTCACATCCCCAAAACAACGCAAAATGCGCAAAGGGTCACAGTGATCCGCAATGAGACGAAAAGTGATAGAAACCTCAACTGAATAGCTGCAAAACGTACTTCCTGAGAATTGCTGATCCCTCATGGCTAGATCTGGGGGTCAAGGGGTCGCAGGTTCAAATCCTGTCAGCCCGACGGGTATTTATCCACGTCAGACCGGGTAACCGGGTAATCCGGAATAACCGGATGCTTGTTCCGGGGTCACTCCCGGGGTCACGTGACGCATGTGACTAGAGAGTCCCCACATGGCCTTCGCGGACGTGGGCGCCCTCCTGAATGTGCCCAGCGGCCTCCCAGAGCTCCTCAGAGCCCGTAGCGGTGGCAAGGGCCACCAAGTAGACCAAGACATCAGACCTTTCGGCCTTGCGTCCTGTATCGGTCGCCACAGCCATCGGTGTCGGCGCAGGCTTGATCTTCACGAAATTGGTCAACCAGTGATTGATGGCGTTGGCCATGGCTACGTGGCGTCAGAGTTGTCAAGGATCTCGTACTCGGTACTGGGGGCGCGCTCGAGGACGCGCTTAATCCAGGCCAGGGCGGCGTCACGGTCCCGGAAGCCCTGGGTGAGGTTCTGCTCAGGGAGGTGTACACGTACAGTCATTGCTGGTCTCCTTACTTGGTGGGTGGGGGTCCTCCTGGGAGGTGAAAGGAGAAAAGCCCTCGCAGGAGGACCCCCTGACTCCCTCGACCAGGACAGACGGCGGGTGGCACCTGGGAGGGAGGGTCTGTGGCGATCTAGTCGCGAACCTCCCCGAACAGGGCCTTCTGGGTGCGCTTGGAGAAGTTGCCGTGCGGCGTCCAGCCGCGGTCAGCCTGGAACTTCTTGACAGCGCCCTTCGGGTACACCGGGCTGGCGTCCGGTGCTGTCGGACGGGTCTTAGTGGCGCCCAGGTCGAACAGGCGGCTCTGCAGCCTCCAGATGGCCTTGGGCTGGCCGTCGATCACGTTCTGCCGTGAGGGAACCTTGCCGTCCCACGTGGCCGTGGAGTTGGCGTACTGGGCGGCCTGCTGGCGCCAGAAGATCGGGTTGTAGGCCTCCGCGACCTTCGAGCCCGGCCACTCACGCCACGCCTTGTGCATGGTGTCGCCCTTGCGCCCCAGGTCAGGGCTCGGCCCCGTCGGGTTGACCCCATAAGAGCCGTCCGTCCAGGCCTGGTGGGTCACGATGCGTGAACCGTCCGCAGGCCAGCCGCACAGGTCGCTCAGGGCCGCCAGGGTGCGAGCCGTGTTAGCGATTTGCTCCTGGGTGATGGACCCGTACTTCTTACCGGCGTCATCGATCTCGATGCCGAACATCCGGCAGGCGCCGGTGTAGCCCTCGGAGCAGTAGTTGTTGATGCCGATGGCCGGGAAGGGGCCGCCGGTGCCGCAGTGCCAGCAGCTCCCGGCGCTGGCAAGCCACACGTCCTGGTTGCCGCGCCCGATGAGCATGTTGGCTGCGGGCTTGTCGTAGGCGTTGAGTAGCCACCACAGGGACGGTGCCCCGCTAGATCCGGTGGCTGACGCTGTGGCGGTGTGGTGAACAATCGCCGCCTCGAGGCCAGGGGATCCGCCGGGACCCTGCCATGGTCGGCCGATCGTGTCCCAGCCGTCAGCCAGCCGCACGGGCACGCCGTGATCGCGGAGCGCGGCCACGAGTTCCTGGGGTGAGGGGTTGCGGTTTGCCATCAGTGCTCCTCATCTGCGAGGTCGTCGTAGACCTCGGTGGCGTACCAGCCGTCGGGCGTGATGCACACCGCATCGGCGGCATCGAGCAGCCCGTCGCTCTCCTGGGGAGCGTCCTGGGCATCTGCCTCTGCGGGCTTAGGCGCAGGGTCCTTTGGCGCGGGCGCAGGCTTAGACACAGGGACGGTCGGGGTGGGAACGCCGGCGTCCTCAGAGGCCTTCTTGAGTGCGTCGAAGAAGTTGCTCATGACTGCTCCGGATCCACAAGGCTTGGGGACTTCTTCTTGTTGATCTCGGCGCTGAGAATTGAAGTCGCGTAGGACAGCAACATGCCGCCGAGGCCCAGGCCGATGGTGGTGCGCAGATCGACGTCGAGGACGTTGAACGCACCCGCGGTGCCCAGGGTGATGATGAACTGGGCGAGTGTCTTCAAGGCGCGCTCGGTCGCCTCTTTCCAGAACACGCTATTGAACACTGCTGGTTCCTTCCGTTGTGGTGCTTGTGTGCGAGTCGGTTTGGTAGGTGCGGACGTCCTCGTAGGCGGCGCCGCCGATGTAGGCGGCGATGACAGTGCCGATGAGTGCAAATGAGGACAGAACGAGCGTCTGGGCGAGACTTGTGTCGTCCCAGCGAATGGCCACGTAGACGATGACGGCCATGGCGAAGAGCATGGATCCGAATATGGCTCGTCGACGCAACTTCCAGGATGGCTTAGTCATGCCAACCTAGCCTCAAGTGCTTCGATGCGTGACTGCTGGTCACGAATCACGTGTAGCAGAGCGGCAAGAATTGCCGTGTCTAGTACGCCTGCGGCTGTGGTGGAGTCTGTGTAAAACGTCGCAGCGATGGGCATTTTGGCGGCCACGTCGTCGGCGATGAATCCTAGATGACGTCGCTCCGTTGCCTTGCCTTCATCGATGATGGAGAACTCGGCGACAGCGAGCGAAAGCACGTCTTCTGGGCTGGTAGTCACTACGTCGCAGGTGCGGGCTGGGTGTACTGCGGGGGACATGACCCCGCTGACTGTTGCGATGTCATATTTGAAGAGCTGGCTAGATGAGAGGCGGCGTAGTCGACCGGCTGCTGTGATTCCGACGTTGTCTAGCCCGGTCGTGTTGTTTCCGTATACACCGGGCAAGTCAACGGCTGCGCCTGACACTGAGAGGCTCGCGAGCGCTAGCCCTTGGTTTGCGTGGTTGTGTGAGGTGGCCGCGTATTCATGGTTGTGGGATGCCCCCGCGTAGGCAGTGTCGTGGTTATGTGCCGTGGCGGCGTACTCGGAGTGCGTGTGGCCTTCGGTTGAGTAGGTTCCGGTGTGCAGGTGTGTTGAGACGCTGTAGCCCTCATGTGTGTGAGTTGACGGCGCATAGCCAGAGTGAGTGTGGTTACCCGCGGCTGCCTGATTAGCACCTGTTCCCAAGGTGTGGTGCAGAGACCCTGGGGCGACGTCCGTGTCGGGACTGGTGTGCGATTGGGCTTGAGTGTGCGTGTGGGCCGTGACGGAATATTCCGTGTGCGTGTGCGCCGCGATTTCCTGCGCCGTGTGCTGATGGGTGGCGGTTGCATAGTTTGAGTGCGTGTGATCGGTGCCGGACTTACTGGCAAGTGAGGCAGTCAGTCCGGTTACGGCCGCGATGGCGATGTTTGCGCTGGTTGCCCCGTCGTGTGTGTGGGCTGTGACAGCGCTTGACGCAGCTACTGCTTTGGAGTCCGCGGTAGTAGCGGCCGTCTGGGCTCCGGAAGCCTTGACGTCGACAGCAGTGACTAGATCATCTACGGTTTCGGCAAGGTTCTCCAAGGCGGCCGGTATATCGGCAGCCTGGGTGTAGTCATCGGGGTAAGGGATGCCCCTGGTCGTTGTCGCCATCTGTGTCTCCCGCGCCAGTCACTAGCATGACTAGAGTGGAGTAGAACGTAGCAAAATGCTACCCGCGACACGCCCATGTGACGTCCAGACACATCGTGAAACGTTACGCGGCCTTGATGATGAATTGAAGCGTCATGTAAGGGTTCATGACAGGAACTGCGGTTCCGCTCCCCGTCGACCCCGAGACCGTGGCGTCACTCACGTTGACCGTGACGCTTGCCTGTTCTGGGCTAATGGTTGCCGCATTGCTTGTGAGACTCGTGTATCCGGAGTCTCCCGAGCCAGAGCTCGTCACAGAGACGCTGTGCGTGTGGTCTCCCGTTGACGTTTGACTCACCGTGAGCGTGTGGCTGTGACCACTTGATGCTGTCGAATTTCCCGTATTCGTAGACAATCGGTTTGCCAGCTGTCCCGAAGATGATCCTCTGACACCAGTTACGTCCGTGATTCTAGTGTCATGTTGATGTGTTCCATCACCGCTCAAAGTGACGCCAACACTGTGTCCGTGATCGCCAGTTGTTGTTTCGCTTAGGTCATGCGAGTGATTCGGTGTGGTGTGCCGATGCTGCTCTATGGAGTGCTGGTGATTGGCGATCGTGTGCGTGTGTTGCGCCGTCGTGTGACCATGAGAGGGAATCGTGTGATCGTGGGATGGAAGATGTTCCTTCAACAAAGCAAAGGTCGCGGACCCGCCTGTTTTGCCCATGCTATTGAACGACGAATCCTGGGATAGCCCTACGGGCAGGCGCCCTTTGAGGTCCGGGAGGCGAAACATCCCGGCAGGTGCGGTGCCATATGTCGCGCCACATATCGCTGCGAGTAGCGGATACTGCGTTTCGGCAACGACGGACCCGTCACAAATTAGCCAACCGCTCGGAGCAGAGATCCCTGCGAAGGGAATAATCCCGCCGACGGGGAAGATGTCGGTGTGCGTGTGATTGCCAGCAGCGGCCTGGAACTCACCGTCCCCAAGGGTGTGATGTAGGGCTAGTGCGGAAGCATCGGTGTCGGGGCTGTTGTGTGATTCATTTTGAGTGTGATCGTGCTCAAGCGCCGCGACAGGTGCATAAGCAAGACCAGCGTCAGCAGTGCTGTCAGCCACGATGGCGTATCCGTCCGGTCCCGGTGAAACGGGCGCGTAAGTCCCTTGGCCCGTCCCGGCAAGGATCTGTCCCTGCGCGGTGATTGCTGAGGCGGCGAGGGCGTCGACGTCGCTCGCAGGATGCGTGTGCCCGGATCGAGCTCCTATGCTAGTGATCGTTCCGCCGCTACTCATGTCCATGTCAGGCCACCGTAATTCTCAGCGCACCCAGCCGATTGTCCGGTGGATCGGCCTGATAGGTGGACACCTGGAATCTGGACGGCACCCCACCCCACCCCAGGCCTTTATGGGCTCCGTTCGTGACGAGCGAGTAACCCCACTCGACAGGAAGTTCAACCCATCCACTTCCACCACGCGGCAGCAGGCCGATGTCATACACACTGTCATTAGGGGTCGGCTCACCCGTGGGCTTGCTGGAGTACCCGTGGAGGAACCAATGTGACAGCACCTCTCCAGGGTCACCCTGGTCGTTACTACGGTCCAAGTACACCTCGACCTTGCTGATCGTGCCGCCGAGGATAGGCAGGAACGGGTTGGGAGATCCATAGAAGAGATAGGTGGACTGGATGCCGGATGCATCCCCCCACACCCAGCCGTCTCCGTGGAACCGGTCGTCGGTTGTGGGTCTCCAACCGGGGTTACTACTCCCTGGCCGGCCAGTTGTCCATGTTGCGGCAGAGGCAGGCAGGAATGTGTAGATGCCTGCCTGAACGGTGGAGGACGAGGCCGTGGTGAGAGTGACGGGTGAAGCCCACCGCGAGCGAGCTGTTCCCAGCACGGACCTGACACTGTACGAGTTGCGGGTGTTTGCGGTCAGCCCACTGATGGTGTGCGTCGTTCCCGTAACTGAAGCGATGACGCTGTAGGCATCAGCTACGTCCGCCACCTCATACGTCGCTCCCTCGACGGCCTGCCACGTCAAGGACGCCGTGCTTGAGGTACTGCTGGCCACGGCTAATCCGGACGGAGGGGGTAGCGGGGCGGTGTAGGCGGCCAGTGTCACGGATCTTGACCCCAGAAGGGTGTTGGCCCGAAGTATGAAGTCGTAACGTGTGTCAGGCTGACCCACGAATGTGTACGACTTGTACTCCCCGTTGACGAGGGAGATGTCGGTTCCTACACGAAAGAGCGTGTATTCCGTGTTTGTCCCGTCCCAAGCGATCTCAAGCGTTGTCCACGGTGGTGTGCCGTATACGGCGGTGATGTAGTCGATGGGTTCAGTCGCCACGGGTGATCTCCTTCTTTGTTGCGCGCTGCAGGGCCGCTATGTATTCCTCGCTATTTCCCGCGACGACGACGGTGTTGTTGGTGACGTTGTTTGTTGTGGCATGTTCGAGGCCGAGAATCTTGGCGCGGGTGGTGATGATGCGCAGGATCTGATCCACCGCCCTAAGTTCTCCACCCAAGGCCCGGTCCCACAAGGTTTGCTGGAGCCGATCGAGGCGTTCAATCTCCATGGCAAGGAGGGTTCGCTTGTAGCCCTCGTCCACTAGGCGCGCTGCGGCGGCGATTTTGTGGGCGACTAGGTTGGCGGCCTGGTTCTCGCTCACACCGAGGTCCTCGGCGATGTCCCACCAGGACGCCCCCGAGGCGCGCATCTCGTATGCGCGTACGGCTCGCTCGTTGTCCAGCTCCATGGCTTCGGCTTCGGACCTGGCTCGCTGCGCTAACTGGAATGAGTTCTCGGCCTTGCTCATGGTGTTCCTATCGGGAGCACTTGGATGAAAACGCCGGCGTCGTGAGCCGCCAGTGCTCTCTGGGGGTTTCCGCGGTGACGTTTGAGGGCTCTCACGCGTTCTACGCGGGTGTAACCGCCCCACACCCCGTAGGGCTCATGGCAGTTCAGCGCCGTGATCAGGCAGTCGCGGCGTACTGGACAAAGCCCGCAAATCTCCTTGGCTTTGTCCAGTAGCCGCGCTGACTGCGGTCTGCCGTCGGGGCCTCCGTACCACCACTCCTGTGGGTGGTCACGGCACAGCGCTCGTTCCTGCCAGTACTGTTTCGCCGTGTAGCGCAAGGCAGGTGGCGTCAATGACGTCTTGGGATCCGTGGCAAGCGTCCCACCAGTCCGGGTATCGCCTTCGGAGCCAGTCTGAGACGTCTGCCTTGCCGGCGTTGCCATGCCCAACGGTGGTGGCCTTCCATGACGATGGAGGGGCCAAGATGACCTGAGCTCCCGCCTGTCGCGCACTCGATGCGAGTGCGCCTGCCACCATGCCTAGGCGAATCCCGGTCCTTATGTTGCGGCTGATTCCCACGATCGGTGCCTCAACCACGACCAATGATGCACGTGTATCACAGACAAGGTCAAACAGATACGCCGACAACGTGTCGAGGTCATCTAACTCGTCACCACCCTTGAGGAGCAGTTCGTGAAACGCGTTGATACGTGGTGCGCTGTAGGCGATCCTGTGGGAGCCGTAGTCAACTCCAGCGATTGTCATGACGTCATCTGCCGATTCAGCGTGCTGAGCAGGCCTTCGTGCCCCAGATACGCATCTGGTGGCATGTCGAACGCGCGCTGACCCACATCGGGTCCGATGGTGTTAGCGACAGCCCGATAGGTCACACCGATATCGACATATTGCCCTTCCGGTAGCACCCACAGGTGGTACTGGTTGGCGGCGTCAAGGAGCCTAGATTCGGCCGGGAAGATCTCCACCGCCTCTCGTTCAGCCCCACATACCTCGTTTTTGATCCATTGAAAGTGCCGCCAATCTCGGCACGCGGCCTTGTCGAATCGTTTGATCGACAAGTGATGAGCCTCTTGGGGAAGCTCATAGACCCACACGGTGTAGAGCTGGTTGACGGCGACTCCGACCAGCGTTTCACCATCGAGGAGCCCGATCGGGGCAGGGTCGGGGACGATGCCCCACTGCAGCGGTTCCCAGTAGCTCATGCGAACCCCTTTACTTTGGGGCAGCTCACGCGAAACTGGCAACCTTCATATGTGGGTCCCTTCTGCATCTGGCAGTCCTCCAGCATCGGCGGAAGGACACCCCCGTTGATGTGCTCAACGAGTGCTGTCAGGGCCTGGTCGACGTCAGCCATGATGGCCTCGTCCCGGGGAACCCGAAGCTCGGTGAATCGGCTGGGATAACCACGGTCGATGTACACGATAGAGAACTTGTCGAGATCAGCTGCTTCCATGTACATGTGGACTTGCCAGAGGTGGGCTAGCGATGCGGCACGCCACTCTTCACGGTCTTGGGCGACCAGGGTTTTCCGTCGTTGTTCCATTTTTGAGTAGATGTGGCTGCCGGTTGTCTTGATTTCCAGGCCTGTTCCGTCGGACAGTAGCCCGTCCATGGATCCGCGAAGCATCCAACGCTCGTGGGAGATCGGGACCTCGGCCTCGGCCAGCCAACCAGCGGATAGCCCTGCCATTTGGTAGTAGTAGTGCAGCTGCGTTCCGGTGTTCATCATCTCTCGTGAACCGGAATCAAAGTCCTCGCCGGTGATGCCGAGAAAGGACAGGATGTGCCGTCGTTCGCAGTACTGCAGTTTGGGGTATCCGATGGTGGAGAACCCTGACGCTCGTAGTCGTCCAGAGCCGTCACTTCGATCGACCTTGAAGTAGTCGTCGATCTGGATATCCATCATGGTCTTGAAGGCTTCGGTGGTGACTTTTGCACCCTCTTCAAGCCATTTGCGGTGGCCGATGGTGAACGGCAGATCCATGTTCGCGAAGAACGCGTCCCTGAGTTCGTGGGCTGTCGTGCTCATGTGGTCTCCTTTCTCGGAATGTCGACGAGTGCGCCTCCGGCCTCGAGCGCGGCGATAATGCCGCCGCATGCGGCTGGGGAGTGGCCTTCGAGGAGGGCTTTTGTTCCGGTGACTTTTCGGGCGTTTACCTTGGTGGCCAAGTCGTCTAGTGACGTGAATGGCGCGTGCTTGACGAGTTCTTCAGCGGCTCCGTGGCCGACGCCCTTGATGGAGGTGAGGGATTTCCGCAACGATTTCCCGTCCGGGTCTACGGCGTAGTTCATTCCTGACTTGTTCACGTGGGCTGAGCGCACAGTGATGCCGCTTGCGCGTATCTCTTTGAGATACTTCCTTTCGTGTGCGTCGCCGGTGTAGACGGTGAGAAACGCCGCCCAGTACTGCAGTGGGTGGTGGATTTTGTACCACCCGGTCATGAAGGCGATGTGGGCGTAGGAGACGGCGTGGGCCTTGTTGAACCCGTAGTTGGCGTAGGCCTGCATGACGTCCTTCAGCCACGCGAGGTCGCCCACGCTCATACCGTGGGCGAGCCCGCGCTGGTTCACGCTTTCCATGAGGGTTTTCATTCGGACCTCAGCGGCAGCTACTGCTGAGTTCGAGGCTTTAATGGCCTGCCTGACGTCCTCGATTTCCTCGCTGGTGAGTCCGAGGTCGCGCATGATGCCGATCGCCTGCTCCTGGTAGAGCACAACGCCGTACGTCTCGGCCACATGCTTTTCGATGATGGGGTGGCGCGTAGGTATGGGCTTGTTTCTGGTGCGCCGGTCCATGTACATGTCGGTTTCGCCGTTGTCCATGAGGGCTGGGCGGAACAGGGCCATGGCTGCGACCAGTTCACTGAATTTCTTTGGCTTGAGCCGTTTGACGCCGATCGTGGATGACCGGCCTTCAATCTGGAACAGTCCTCCCGTCTCACCTTTCGTCATGGCCGTGTACACGGCTTTGTCGGTGTAGTCGACCTCGTCGAAGTCGACGCCCGTCTCGTCACGGATCATCCGTAGTGCGGTGAGTGTCTTCACCCCGAGGACATCGAGCTTGACGTAACCGAGCGCCTCCGCCTCCTTCTTGTCAAAGGCCGAGACGACCGTGTTGGATGAGGCCACTCTGAGTACGGGAATCGTGTTGATGGTTGCTTCGTCTGGGGCGACGATGAACCCGGCAGCACCGACACCGACGCTCATGTATGGCTCATACTTCGCTAGATGGATGAGTTGTGCTTCTTCCTCGGCACTCAGGGTCTCGGGGCTGCCTTCCTTGCTCCTTCTCAGCATCGCCTTGTACTGAACGACCAAGGAGCCCTGCAATGGACGTGTCTCTGAGACACGACCGGTACTGAACGTTGCGATCCTGAGTGTGGGAAAAGCGTCCGATAGCCAGTCAACGATTTCGCCTCGCCGTTCGGGGTCTACGTCAATGTCGACGTCCGGTGGCTTGGCCCGATCGCTGGACAGGAACCTGTCGAATCGCAGATCCCAGGCGAGTGGGTCGATGCTGGAGATGTCGAGAAGCCAGCACAAGAGGCTTGCTGATGCTGATCCTCGAATGTTGTATACGATGCGGTTGTCGCGGATCCAGTCCGTTACGGTGGCCGTGAACAGCAGGTATCCTGCGAATCCGGCCCGAAAGACCACGTCGAGCTCTTCATTCATTCGCTCGTAGTACGTGGCCTCATCCTTCGCTTTGATGCGACCACTGGTGAGTCTTTCGGCCATGGCCGAGTTAACCCGCTCAAAGAGGTCCTTGTCCGGATCCAGTGGCATGGATACATCGGGAACAGCGATAGTGAACGTGTCCAGTTCGGGAATGTTCACGTCCACGCGGCCAAGAAGAGCGCTCATGTCTCGTGTCCCTCGGGACCAGGCGTCGCTCGCGTACCACTTGCGCACGTCGTCTTGGTAAGGGAAGTGCAGTGGATGTGTGTGTGGGATATGTTCGCTGGTGTAGGCGTTCATGTCGTTGAGTGTCTGCCACGCTGGCGCATCATCGGGGTGCAGATATCGGGGTCCTGTGGTGATGACTGTGCCGATGGATAGGTCGTCAGCTAGGGCGATCAAGTCGCGAACGACTTCTTGTGAGTTTTCGCCGGCCATGGGGAAGAGGTCGATCCAGGCGCCGGCACCGAACCACCCATTGAGGGCGGCGATGACATTGGGCGCGCTGTCTGGGTCACCCCTAAGTAGTTGCCGGGCAAGTAGTCCGTCCCCAGGGCCGCCTGTAAGGCAGGCGAGGTCATCGAGCAAGCCAGTTTCAGCCGCTTCGGCCAGATCGCTGAGGTCGACAACTCCGTCTTTGTTGGTCACGTGGGCTGTACGTGTGAGGCTTGTGAGATTGCGGTAGCCGCGCAGGCTCGTAGCAAGCACGGTGAGGTATCCGGTGATCGGCCTGGTACTGGCTCCGTTGATGCAGATGAGGAGGTCGATGCCGGGTATGGGTTGGATGTTGTGTTTGCGTGCGTAGGTGTAGAGCTCGGTTACGCCGGAGAGGGAGCCCCGGTCGGTGATGGCGATGGCCGGGTGCCCCCTCTCCGCTGCGAGTGTGACGTAGTCACGTACGGCGGGGAGGGCGACCCGGATGCTGTTCTTGCTGTAGGTGCGGGCCGACCAGTACACGGTGGGGTCCTTTCTGATGCTGCGTCATCAGCACACGTGGGGGATGAGTAGGTTGATGTTGGTTTGTCCTGGGGTGAGGTGGACGGCGGAGATGCGCCGGCCCCAGGAGAAGTTCGGGATGGTGGCGTGCTCGCGCCCGTAGGTGTCTACGGGCTGTGCGAACTCCAAGGGGGCCACTTCCTCGAAGGGTCTCCACACGGGTTTTCGCCCTGTTGTGGGTGGGTCGTGGAGGAGGACGATGATGCGGGAGCATGTGCGGCATTGGCGGGCGCCGGAATCGGCGCTGACGGTTGCGGCCATTAGTTTGGCTCCACCTGGGTGCTCTCAGCTACTGCCTCGCCGTCGGCACAGAACTCGGCTGCGTAAGCGTCCGCGCAAGCACTCCCTCGAACCAGCATTAGTTGTCCGCATGCCATGGCATCAAGAAGGTCTATGGCCTTAGGTCCATTGTCCCAACCACAGCAATGCAGTTCAGCAGCCAGTTCGCGTGCAAGTATTCTCTGGTCGTCCGACGCGAGCTCTTGCCTCTTACCGCCGGTCATCAGAATGGCTCCGAGAAGCGTGATTCATCGGCCCGAAACTCAGCATCCATTTGAGCTAAAGAGTCGTAAGTACGGGACCAAGGCGCGACGGACGCATCGAGGAACTTGGTGAGGCACTGGTGGCTGCAGAAGTGACGGGCGTGGGCGGGGGAGCCCTGGTACCACTCGCCACTGGTGTCGGCAATATTCGCTGTTATCCATTGTGGTGCGATGACAGCTGAGTCCCGCAGAAGCGTGGTGTGGTTGTGGCACCCTGGCGCTTCGCAATAGGCTCTGGTATTGATAGTCACGTGGATCTCCTTATCCGCGTTGTTGGTGTTGTCCATTGCCTGTAGGGGGCGGCAGGGGGGCCGCCCCCTACAGGTGAAGCCGTGATGGCTACTTGGTGGGAAGATCGGCGGCGCTGGTCCAGCCGATCGAGTTCGCCAGGTTGATGAGGACCTCGCGAGACGCGCCACGAGGCGCAGCGACACCAGCGTCCACCAGCAGCTTCTTCAGCCGGGTGTCCGCGATGCCGTCGAACGGATCAACAGCGGTGGCGTCGGTACCGAACGCCGCAACAGCCTTCTCCAACTCCTCGACGGCCATGTCGTCATCCGTGAAGGGATCCTCAACAGAGACGGGCTCGGAGATGATGTTGCGTGACGCCATGGAGGCGTTGATCTCACGAACAGCATCTTCCACGCGCGCACGCATGTCCCCAAGGATCTCGTCGATGGCGTACGGCTCCGTGGGGTCAACCGGCGTGACCTCGCTGTTCTTGGTCAGACGCACGGTGGAGTTGATGTACGCGGGCTTGCCGCCGTCGCCCTTGGGCACGTCCACCCGCAGATTCCATGCGAACAGCGTGCAGTCGAAGTTGGGGTCTTCGTCCCTGCGCTCCATGAGCTTGCTCTCGACCTGCTGAGCGAGCATGTTCGAGAACTTCAGGATGATGTGCTGCCCGGGCTGGGGCTCGTAGTCGGCGTTCTTCTCACCCATGACGCCACCGAGGAAGATGGCGTTAACGGCGACAACCTTCTTCGGGTACACGTTGCCGCCCTCGTCAAACTTTCCCGGCTCGATCATGTCGATGAGCGGGTCCCGGGCAATAGCAGGGAACACGGCCAGACCGGGCGGGAGCTGGTGGCCTGACTTCAGCCCACCGAAAGCGCGAAGCTCCTTGTAGTCGAACCAGTCGTGGTCGGGGTCGTCCCACGGGTTGTTGAGGAACTGCACGATGGCGTCGGTGTTGGACTTGACGTTGTACATGCGGATGCGCGGTGTGCGGTCTTCGTTGTCGTTGTCGGTGCGGATGGTGTCGTTGCGGTGCCTGAGAATGGGTGCTGCGGTCACTGGTCTCACTTATCCTTCGTTGTTTTTTGGACGATTGCCCTGCTGTGGGCTGAGTGGTTGAGGTAGGTGTTGATGAGGATTTCTTGCACGCGGCCGACGTGCTCGATGTCGGTTTCTCCGGGGAAGGCGTTGTCGCCGTACTTGATGTAGATGCGTACGGGCCGGCCGTTGACGATGATGTCGTGCCCGATGTGCAGTTCGCACATGGCGTTTTCGGTGATGGGGATGCCCTCGTCCTCGGGGGCCTCGGTGTCGTCAGCTGGCGTAGTCATGGGCGTCCTCGGTGATAGCGGAGAACGTGACGTACGCGGCTCGCGGCTTGACCGACAAGGTTGACGCGGTCTGTTCGGTGAAGTGGCCCATGTTCATGGCCTTCTTCAACGCGGTGCTGTCAACGACCCGCTTCGTCACCCTCTCGAACAAATACGGGTCCATCTCCTGCAAGCGCACGAGGTTGACGTCGTGTGTGACGGACTGCACCAGGCTGGCGCGCATGCGCTGCCCGTCCGGTGCCACGACAGCGCACTTGAGCAGGCCGTCAGCGTTCATCTGCTTAGTGACTCGGTCGCTGATCTCCTTGCGTTCAGCATCGAGCATGTCGATGGTGCGCTTGAGGTCGGCAAGTCGGAGCAGTTCGCGAGACAGCTGCGAGTCTTCCAGTTCGGGGACGTAGTCGTACTCGTCCTGTTCGTAGTTCATCTGGTCTCCTTATGCGTATTTGGCGTATGTGCTGCTGGTGAGTGTGTTTCTGATTGAGTTGATGCGGGCCTCGGCAATGGGGACATCGCCGGGGTCTTTGGCGTTCATCGTTGACCAGTGGTGTGACAGCACCGGTGCAACATCGTGCAGTTGTGATTCAGTGCGTAACGTGGCGTTTCTGCCCGCAACGTCGTCGTCGAATGCGGCGACCACAGCACGTGGTCCGCAGTCCACGACGATTTGCTTTTGAGGCATGTGCAGACCCGCCCCGTAGCAGCCCAAGACGGTCCAGTGCTGAGGAACGCCTCCTTGCTGCAGCGCCATCACGTCCGAAGCGCCCTCAACGAGGACGACGACGGGCGCTGGTTTGATCTGTCCGAACAGGGTGCTGGCTGCCGACACCCCTGTCGGGTATCGGTATTTGAGGGCTGTTTCCGATCGGGTAACAACACCCCACACGGCTCCTTCCTTGTTTCTCATCGGATACGTGGGCTGCCCACCGACGGGGTCAGTCCCACACCTGTTCATCGACGCCACGTCCTCCCCGTATCTGCGTGACCAGTAGGGGGATGGCTGGTGTGCGTCGAAGGTGTCGAGCCAGGCCTCCGGGTAGGTGCGGGCGACAGAGCTGCCCTGGAGGATGGCAATGATCTGATCGATCTCAGGAACCTTGACGTCACTGAGGACGCCGTGAGCTCCGCACGCGTAACACACCCACACGCCTTTGATCGTGTTGACGCTGGCGGATGCATGCGTGTCGTTATGGGCTGGGCACTGGAACGAGCGCTCGATTCCGCGCCCGGTAGCCATGACCTGCTCGAGAGTCTGCGCCACTATGACGCCGGCTCGATCACGAACTGATCCACGTCATGCGACTGGATCAGCAGCGAGCGCTCGTCACGGCTGAAAGTGACGTTAAGTGTCCACCCGTCGGCATCCTGGAAGTGAACGACGACATCCCTTTCCGTGAACGTCGCCGTCAGCACATGCTGGTCCCCGCGCTCAACGGTGACATCGCGGATGTACATCCTGGTTGGCAGGGCCTGCTCACCGATGACGATTGGCTCAAGGTCGGTGACATTGTCAAGATCCGTCCTGATTTCGAACATCTGGTCTCCTAACTGAATGCGTCTCTCAGTGCGTGAAAGATCGCCACCCCCATCCACGCGACAGCCCACAGGCAAAACGCTGTGGCGCTCATCATGAAAATGAGGGAAAGCTTTGTTGCTGCGCTGAGATACATGGATGGTTCCTATTCGGTTTGTGCTGCGTTGAGTTCGTCGTCCTCGGCCTTGAGGTCGTGCGCCACGTCGGCGGTGATGTCGCTGAATCGGCCCAAGGCGGGCTGGAATCGGGTGAACCAGCGCACCCCCGCCTCACCGTTGCGGTTCTTGGCCACGTAGTTGACGAGCACGCGGCGGCTGAACGGCTTGAGGGTGAGCACGAGGTCGGCGTCCTGGCCTAGAGCATCTGACTGTGCGAGATGCACGGTGGACGGTTCCGCTGCGGAGTCACCGGATCGGTTGACTTGGGCTGCAGAGATCACGGGCACGTTGTGCTCGAGGGCCGCTGCCTTGAGTTCGTTGGAGATGATGGCTGCTGCGCGCCAGTCCTCCATGGAGCGTTGCCCGGTGGTGGTGTGCATGAGGCCGACGTAGTCGATGACTACGAGGGCTTTGGTATCCGCCGCTGCAGCCACCACGGTGGCGTCGCAGCGGCCTCTTGATGGGTCGTAGATGGTGACGGGCGCGGCCTTCTCAGCCCATTTGGACACGAGGTCGCTTCGCGTGGTCATGTCGAGGTCGTCCCAGTGACCCGTGTAGGAATCACGTAGGGCGATGCGGTGCATGCGATCCATGACGGTGCGTACGGGCATTTCCAGGCTGTAGAACATGACAGGCCAGCCGTGCTCAGCTGCCGCGACAGCCATCTGGAGTAGGCGCCAGGACTTGCCCACGCCCATACGGGCAGCCACGTACCACAGGTCACCAGGGGCGATACCGCCAGTGAGCTGCTGTAGGTGGCCAGCCCCACCACCGATGCCGCTTCCGGGCAGTTCGATGGGGCAACGTTCGACGTTGTCGACGTCGCTGAGGTAGGACATGTCTGTCACCTCGGACCCTCTGCCCAGCAGGGGATGCAGGCTGGACAGTGTGGCTCGTAGTTCGGCTAAGGCCCGGTCGACGTTGTCGTCGGCGAGGGCGATGCCGGCCTGTGCGAGAGCCATGTGCATGACCCGTGTCTTCCACTGCTGATACAGCTCCGACGCGGCCCAAGCGGGGTTGCAGTCGGGGATGTACTTGAATGACGGGTACTTGCTAGTGACGAGGTGAACGGCTGGCGCATAGCCGGCCTGGGCTTGGTATCTCTTGCAGAACTCGTGGACTTGCTTGTGGGCGGCGATCTGGTGATCGCGTATGCCGTAGGTGGCGGGGGAGTAGTTCCCGGTAGCCAGGAGTGCGGAGATGAAGTGGGTTTCCTGGGTAGTGGAGTTCACACGGGAACCTGTCTCCTCCGGGTCCACCACGTGCAGGTAAGGGGTGGTTTGGGGTGTGCTCATACAGGTCTCCAATCCACCGGTGAGGTGGGTCAAGGCAGTAGCCTGCAGGGAATGTACCGGAATGCAGGTGAATGCGTGAGAAGGACTGGGATAGTCAGAACATCACAAAGGGAGGGTGGCGTCTACTACCTCATTGAGGTAAGACTGCCCCCTCCCCAGATAACGACGTATCGTAGTCGAAAAACCCAAGTAAATCAACACTATATTCACCAGCAGGTACATGCACATACCAGCACGTCAACTAGAGCCGAGAAGGCAACACCCCACCACCATCCACACAACCACCCACAATGTGGACAAATGCTTGACAATGCCACTACTATCGGGTCGCAGCGAAGGTGCACCAAGGAATTACAAGTGCACCGCCTACGCCGCCAATAGGAGGCGGCTCCGGCGCAAGTCGGGGCAGCCGACCAACCACCAGCTGCCTCCAGCACCGCAGCGAAGACCCACCAACACCAGTGGGCACCCATGTCAAAAACCCAACAACCCAAGGAGACCAGACATGGACCAACAGCAACAAACCACCAGCGGCCTACCAGCCCTCGTCGACGCCATAGGCCACGAATTCGACTTCACCACCACCCAATCACTCCTCGTCATGGTCCTCGCAGAACTCGAAAAGATCACCCAGCACCTCCACCAGGTCGAACACCACACCGGCCTACTCGGGCACATCTCAGAGGACACCTGCAA